ATGACATTTGGATTGCCGCTTTAGAAAATAAACTACGCAACAGTAAAGATGACATTGTAATTTCAGATTGTCGATTTCCTAACGAGATCAAATCAATATGGGATGCTGGTGGTATTGTAGTACGTGTGGTACGTGGTCCAGAACCTGAATGGTATAATGCGGCAATTGATGCAAATAAGGGCGATAGACACATGGGATGGGCGCTGGGCAAGAAAAAATTAGAAGATTTAAAAATTCATGCTAGCGAAACAGCCTGGGTAGGAACCAAATTTGATCATGTGCTAGACAACAATGGTAGCATTGACGATCTGTTCCAAAAAGTTAAAAATCTGGTCGGAGATCGCCCTGACGCCATCGACCCCCATCTTTTCGAAGCACTACTGAACAATTAGCACAAATAGTTTTCAAGTTGGCGGGATTGGCATTTAGTAAATTTCCGTCAACGTGAAACACATTAAACACTTCCTTGTGGAGACTTTTAAATCCACACTTGTCACAACTGGTCCTTTTCTTATAACCAAACTTAGCCCATGAGGGCTTGTCTGTTAAGAATCCTCGAGCACAATGATCACAGGTAGACCTGTAATAGATCCTACCTTCCTTACGGTAATTGATAGCAACTGGTCTCTGTTGACATTTTTTACAGGTATTACGCATACGCCGCCCTTTTTGGTGCCCTTTTCATAGTATTTAAGCCAGCATTTTTTAACCGGATGTGCTAAATATTGAGAAGAAAACCATTATATGGGAGATTTGAAATGGCACTAAATTCACCAGGCGTACAAGTATCAGTTATCGATCAGAGTTTTTACCTACCAGCGGCTCCGTCGACAACACCGATGATCTTCGTTGCAAGTAAAAGTAATAAGCAAAATGCTAGCGGAACAGGAATTGCTCCGGGCACAGATCCAGCAAATGCAGGTAAAGTTTGGTTAATCACTAGCCAACGCGATCTATCAGAGACATTTGGTACTCCATTGTTCTATACAGACGCAAGTGGTAACCCAATACATGGCGGAGAACTAAACGAATACGGTCTACAAGCCGCATATAGTTTACTAGGTGTTAGTTCACAGGCGTATGTTGTACGTTCTGATCTAGACTTAGGTGCGTTACTTCCTCAATCTTCTAACCCAGTTGGAGAGCCAGTTAACGGTACTTACTGGTTAGACACATCAAATACTAAATGGGGTATTTTTGAATGGAGTAATGTTAACCAAGCGTTTACCAACAAAATTCCATTAGTAATTGATAACTCAAATCTATCACTTGCTACAAGTGATAATTTTACACCTAAAGATAGTTTTGGTACAAACGGTGCTTACTGTGTTGTTGCCGGAACAACTGAAGTTCATTACTGGTACAAAAACAAAGACGGAACGTGGGTACAAATTGGTGATAATGTCGAAACTGGATTTAGTGCTTCCGCTACATGGAAATCTACAGCATGGCAAACATCATGGCCAGTTGCAACAAGTACCAAAGCCAATCCAGATCTTTCTGCTTGGAACGGTCAAACATTTGTAATTAACCAACAAACTATTACATTGAGCGGTATTACAATTACAGCGTTGGCTAATTCTATTAACACAGTTGGCCATACAAAAGGTTTTGGTGCTAGAGTTAATGCTAGCGGTTACTTAGATCTATATGCAGATGCAACAGCAAAATCTAATGGTACAACTCCAGACGGCAAACTAGCCGTTAACGGTAATGGTACAGGTGGTACTGCTATGTTGACTGCCATTGGACTTGACGGTTTACCTGCGGCTTGTGCCCCAGTTACATTGTTCCAAGGATCGCATACAAAACATCCAGATTACACTACAAACCCAAGCGGGTCTGTTTATGTTAAAACAACAGCACCTAATGCAGGCGCTAACTGGTCAGTTAAAGTTTACAGCGCAACATCTGGTGCATTTACAGGAGTAACTGCTCCTATATATGCCGACGGACAAACTGCTCTTAATTCAATCACTAGCCCGGCTGCTGGTACTATTTTTGTTAAACAAAATTATGACCAAGGTACAGGAGTATATAGTACAACATCAAACAATACGCAATATGCCGCGTTTGAAATCTTACGTAAAACAGGAACAGGTGCAACAACAGTGTTGTCTACGGCAACTACTAGTGTTATAACAACATCATCAAGTTTTAATATCAAAGAAGGACTAAAAACTTCAACAGGTGGTGTTGCTAACTACAGCAGTCCAGTAACAATCAGTTTAGCAGTAAATGATACACTCGATGTAGTTATTAGCAAGATTAATGCCGCCGGCTTAACTTATGTTTCAGCAATGCCTGCAACATACGATGCCAACGGTCATGCAACTAGTATTTCTATTGAACACTCAGCAGGCGGAGAAATTAAATTCTTAGACGGCCTAGGCACACCTTTAGCAACATTGCTACAGTTAACTCCATGGGCTCGAGACATGGACGGTTTAGAAACTGGAACACAAAACTTCTATACCGCAGGAGAATACGAAGCCGGTGGATATCAATACTACGCTAGCAGTTGGAAACCTTTGGTTTATCAACCAGACAACGGTGTTCCTTTCACAGATCCAGCAGACGGTGCATTATGGTACAGTTCTGTAGTTGATCAAGTTGACATTTTATATCACAACGGCGACACATGGGTTAGTTACTTAGATGCTGATGCGTTCCCCACATCAGACCCAGCAGGTCCACAAGTGGCCGCAGTTGCACCTACTACACAAAGTGATGGTACTCCATTAGTCAACGGTGACATTTGGATTGACACATCCGATATTGATATGTACGGTAAAAATGTATATGTCTACAATGGAACTACACTAAAGTGGGTGGCACAAGACACAGCAGATCAAACAACACCGAACGGTTGGTTGTTTGCCGATGCTCGTTGGTCAAACATGGGAACAGATGGTCCTACAGTTGGCACATCAATCAAAACATTGTTGTCCGATAATTACATAGATCCAGATGCTCCAGATCCAGCACTATATCCAAAAGGTATGCGTCTATGGAACACACGTAGAAGTGGCTTTAACGTTAAGAAATATGAGTCTAGTTTCCTTAACATCAATGCCAACGATGGTAAAAATACTCGTTACGAAGACGAAGTTATGAACGGTGCCAACGGCGGATCAACTTATGAAGCCGGTCGTTGGGTAACAGTAAGTCCTAACAATGCTGACGGTACAGGTGCATTTGGTCACTACGCACAACGCGGATTTGTTGTTGCTGGTATGAAGGCACAAATTGATACCAACCAAGCAATCCGTGATACAGATACAGTTGTGTTCAATCTAATTGCTTGCCCTGGTTATCCAGAAGCAATACAAAACATGATTGGATTCAATATTGATCGTGGTCAAACAGCGTTTATTGTTGGTGACACACCATTTAAGTTAAAACCAACAGGAACAGATTTACAAGCCTGGGGTCTAAACACAAATGGTGCTTTCGACAACAACGAAATTGGTGCTGTAAGTTACGACAACTACATGGCCATGTATTACCCAAGCGGTTATACAAACGACAATACAGGCAACTATATTGTTGTTCCGCCAAGCCATATGATGTTACGTACAATAGCATTGAACGACCAACAAAGTTACGAGTGGTTTGCACCAGCAGGTACACGTCGCGGTAACATTACTAATGCAACATCAGTTGGTTACGTTATGGATGGAGAGTTCAAGAGCACTGCTCTTCCAAACAGCCTACGTGACGTACTAGCAAGTGTTAAGATTAACCCAATTGCTACACTAGTTGGTTCTGGAATTGTTGCACACGGACAATATACACGAGCCGCTAATGCTAGTTCTTTAGATAGAATTAACGTAGCACGTTTGGTATGTTACCTACGTAGACAATTAGATCGTTTAGTAAAACCATATTTGTTTGAGCCAAACGATAAAATTACTCGCAATGAGATTAAGGCATCTGCACAGAGTTTCTTAATCGAGTTAGTAAGTAAACGAGCAATTTACGACTTTGCGGTTGTATGCGATGAAAGCAACAATACGCCAACAAGAATAGATCGTTCTGAACTTTGGTTAGATATTGCTATTGAGCCTGTTAAGGCAGTAGAATTCATCTACATACCATTGCGTTTGAAAAACACAGGCGCTATCAAAGCAGGCCTATAATATAAAGAACAAGGAGCAATAATATGGCAATCGCAAG